CAAAGGTAGCGCAAATCGTCTATGTCTTCGCCCTTGTAGTACCTGACTATAAAACGATCTACCATTTCAGACAATAACTTTTTGTCGATGCTCATAAAGAAACCTTTTAAGTCAAGTTTCATAATGTGGCAATCTTCCGTATAATTATTGCTGCACTGCCTTATATCTTCTTTCAGTGTATTAATACCATAAAGCTGCCCTTTGCCTTTCCTACAATTAAATGTACGCTCGCTAAATATTTCCTCAAATAGTGGCGTTAGGCGCAAAGCTATGTAGTGGTGTACGATTCTATCCTCAAAGGATGCTGCAAATACCTCTCTGTATCTTGGGCGTGTTACGACAAAGCAAATAGACTTACCCGTTTGATACGTTCGGTTATTGATTCTATCACGCAAAGCAATCAAACGGCTTTCGTAGTCCATTTCGTAAACTACTGCACTTGCTGTTCGTCTTTTGCTATGACGGCAATCAAAGTAAGCATCTAAAAGCCACTCTGTCGTTACCATTGTATATTATCATTTGTCACGTTTCTGTCTTCTGTAAATAGTGCTGACACTGCCCTAACTCTGTTCGTGTTGCTGGCCTTAGTGTTCCAATTGTTCGTATTACCGTCGTTGAGGTTCAGATTCCATGCGTTGGTAGCACTGTTCTCGGTGGCCGCAATCTGTGGTTTATTATCTTGTTCTTAGCCGTAAATGACGGCATAAACCCCATTTATTACGGAAAACTGCGCTCTCGGTCTGTCGTAACATTCCGATTCTGGCTACAAAGCGTATTAACTACTTTGTTTTTCCACGCTGACGATTGTTTACCTATTTCGTCCATTAACTCGATGATACTTGCAAACTTTCCTCTGCCTTTTATCCACTCCCTTTCTCCGGCAATTCTCATTAGCGTTTTCATTGTCTCAAACTCTGCCTGAAACTCGGTTAGGTGCTTTACTGTCTCGGACTTGTCTTTATTGATGTACGCCGCTGCTATCTCCTGCATCAGATTAACGCCAATTTCTTGCAGCTTTGCCCCGATGGTGAATTTGTAGGCACGTGGGAAATTGGGTATTATATCCAAAATGATGTCTAACAACTTTCGTGCATCTAAATAAATTTTTGTACTTGAAACTAATTTTACCGCCATTGCTTGTTTATTAAATTGCCTTATAATGGTACGGCTTTCGCCGTACCTAAAGGTTAAAGACTAAGAAATTAAGAATTAAACAATAAATGCTGACACTGCCCTAACTCTGAACGTGTCGCTGGCCTTAGTGCCCCAATTGCCCGTAATACCGTCGCCGAGGTACAGACGCCATGCGCCGGTAGCACTGTACTCGGTGGAAGTCCAATACCAATCTTCGACTAACTGGGTGGCTCCGGTAATTAGGGACAAAGCGTAATTGATTTTTGTCATGTTGGCATAAATCATAAACATTTCGCCCAACGATGGCAACCACCATTTACCTGCTGTCAAACCCTTACCATTAGCGTTTGCACGGCTATACAGATTGCAGTAGCCCGGTGCATACTGCGCCGTATTGGTGATTGCATCGGCTTTGCTTGCCTTGATTGTGGCCGCCGTGTTCGCCTTACCGTTCCAATCGTTCATCGCTGTAACACGATCGGTTGTTGTCGTACCGCCTCCGCTGATAGCTGCGCTACTCCACGTTAGCTTAGAAGTTGATTCGGTAGGGGCTACAACTAAGATTTTTCCGCCCTCGACCACTACCACGCCGTCGGCAATTTCGCCGCTGTTCTGTAACGATGTCCACTTATGAGGCTTAACCATTAGTGGGTAATCATCGCTCTTACGGTGGTAGATGATAAAGATACCATCGTATAAGCCGTTAAGGTTCATACCTGCCAACAAAGCGGTTTTGAGGTTAGCCAATGAAATAAGCGTAACCTTTCCGTTTGCGTCCGTTACCGGAAATTTCTGGTCGTTGTTGATGGTCGTTACTGTTGCCTGACCGCTCAACTTTTTTGTTTTCTTTACTGCCATAATTACTACTATTTTAATATGTCAAAATCTGACCCATTATAAATTATAAAATCAAAGCTGCCATCGTTTCGGCTTGCATCGTCTGATACGACTACATCAAAGTAACCGTTACCCAATGAGTGCATAGTGGCTTTTACTGGGCTACTTGCACCGTAGCATACACCTCGCCCGGTTAATATTACACGGCAATTACTTGTATAAGTAAACCACGTACTCGGAAAAAATACCCGGTAAAGTCCTTCAGATTGTCGGGCTACCGTTAGTTTGCTGCCATCAAACGTATTGCTCGTTATTGATGTGTTGCTACTACTGTTTCCACCCGATACCGTGCCAAATGCCAAAGCCTTTAAACAATGCCCATATTTTTGACTTGTCATTAAGTCAATACGATTTAGCACGATCCAACCGTAGAACTCCGTGGTAGTGCCGTAGCCTATCATTTCCACAATTTCACGGCTAACTTTTAACTTGCTTTTTTGGATTCCGTCCTCAAAGAAGTATTTGCCATTTGGTGCACTAATTTCGGCTTGACCTTGCGCCATTGTGCCGCCCCATTTGTAGTTTACAATGGTTAGTCGTCTTCCATTCTGGCTTACGTCCCACGGCATAGAATAGGCATCTAACCAACCGCCACCGCTACTAAGCATAGCCACATTATCGCTGTAATCAACATCAAAGCTATCATTAGCCAAATTGAAAGGATTTCGTATTGAGCCGATAACCTTTACATTTGTGAACGTGCCATTTGTGAACGTACCGCTATTGCAAGTAACGTTGCCGTCTTTTGCCTGAAAGATAATGTTACCGTTAGCGTCTTTCATGTCGATAGCCTCCACGCCCAAATTTTTGACTAAAGCGTACTGCGCTAACAGTATCTTTGTAGCCACTATTTCCAGTTTGTCGGCTGACTTCCAAAGTCCGCTATTGGTGTCTGTTGCACTTCCTGGGTTATTGCTTGCGGTCTTGGTGTGCGATTTGATGCAAGAATAATAGTTATTGCCATACAAAACTACGTCCTTGTATTCCTCGCCACTTGCTCCCGACTGAAACATATAGCCTACGGCGCAATCGCCCCACGCTTGTGGGCCTCGTAGTGCCGGGCCTCTGTCGCCTTTGGCTCCGGGTTGCCCATCGGCTACAGTTTTAAATGACACGGTGCGTTTATGCGTTACGCCCCTACAAACAATAGATATTGCTATATCTTTGCTTGGATTGGAATTTGCTTCTACCACCAAAATAAGCGTATAAACATTTGTGCCTGCTACTGTGTTCCCTTTTAAACCCGTCGGGAAATTAGATGTATCAACGTTACACTTAAAGCTGCTTCCACTGCCGTTACTACTTATCAGTTGCTTTGTACCCTCAAATACTTTAATGGTAACTGCGTATGAGGTATTGGTGGCCGTCTTTTTGTGTAAAATGATCGGTGGCGTAATGTCAATGGTTATTGCGTCCACGCCGTCGTTTCCGTCTTCTCCATTTTCACCACTTGCAATGTAGTATAGTGATTGAGCCGTTATTATAGCCCGGTTTGTGTCGATTGCCGTTACTTTAGCGTAAAGACTGATGGTAATACGTTGTTTGTCCGATACCGTGCCATTAATAACCATCGTATCACCTACGGAAAAATCAGATACATTTATGATTCCGTCCCAATTGACTGACCGCCCACTAAGTCCGTAGAACTGCGTCCACTCCTTGTAGGTATAGTTATATACGTTTCGGGATTGGGCGACAATTACGCCCTTTCCCTTGCGTATAAACTTAACTATTCTTGTTATTGACACACCCATAGGCTTAACTTTCTGATGTTATCGTTACGCTGATGTCTCCACCACTTTGCAAACACATATCACGTGTTACGGCATAGCTTGCAACCGCCGTTTTTCGCTCGCTGTCACTATTCAGGTAAACACCTGCTGCATCTTTCACGACAAAGAAAAACTTAGCGTCTTTGATTGCTTGGGTGTTTGTTCCACGCTTGACGATCCACGGCGTATAGGTTACTTTGCCGTTGCCGCTCTCATCTTCGCTTATCGCTTCGTCTTCCGGTGTCGGGCGTGCGTCGATGTCGTAGGGGTCGGATGCGTCCATAACGCCCTGTATGTCCTTACCGATTTCAACGCCACTACGATTAACGGTTACTCGGTACTCTCCGTATGTGTCTATGCTGCTGCCTGACACTGTAAGCGTCTGGGCGGTTTGTCCGTTGATTACCTCCCAACCACTGGCCCCCATCTTCTCCCACACATAGGTTAAATCTTTGGTGATTTCCTCGTAGTTCTGGTACGCCATCGCCTTTAAAACGCAACTGCCGCCCTTGTCGGTAATAACAAAGCCCTTGTTATCTCCTGCCACGATTGTAACACGATAACTTGTACCTGTTGCTTTCTGCACTGGGATAGTATAGGTAGCTTGGATATTATCGCTTTGCGTGCCATAGCTGATAGCGGCCACCATCTTGATAGTTACCGGGGCAAAACCTGCGATTTCTACCAAATTCTTAACAATCTGCAAACCATAGTAGATGTTGTCGCCGCTTGGCGCAAACTTCTTAAAGTAGCCTGCAAAAATGCCGCTTGATGTGTCGCCATTAAACTCAATTTTCGTACCATTAAAAAAGTACTGCATACTATCAGGCGTTGCCACTCCCTCGGCTACTCGGCTACTCATACAGACAAAGTTAAGTTTTGGTTTTGTCTGTTCAAAGTTTGGGAACACCTTAGTAACGTCGGATTCCGTGCCCTCCCATTCTTGGTAGATGTCACCATCTGGGCACATGATCAATGCCGTATAAGTTCCTGCCTTTGCAATAAACTTAATCGTTCGGGTTGTACTCGCTTTGCTCATAGTTCCTTACTTTTTGGTTTCACTTTCTGTTTGCTCACTCTCTGACGCTTCCGGCTGTTGGTCGCCCTCCGCATTTTCCTCGTTGGCCTGGCCCTCGTTGCTGTTGCCGCCATTGTCGGTGCTCTCGCTGTTCTCATCCTCACCATCTGCGCCCTGCTCGGTGTTAGTGTCGCCACCTACGATAGCATCATTAACGTTAGCCTTAATAGGCTGCTGAAAGCGTGCATCGGTTGCCATTGGCAAAGGTCGGCAAATAGTACCGTCCTGCTCGCTTCTCGCCTCATGTGGCATAAGTGCAATACCTCCAATCTTAACCAATATGTCGTTAAGTTGGGTTAGTGGGCCAAACTTCAACATATCGTTTTGCCAAAACAGATAGTTGCCGTCACTCACCATGTTACGGTCGTTTTCCAGTTGCAAGTATCGTGCAACCAATGGATTTGCTTTAATGTATCTTGCCATAATCTTATATTGATTAAATTGTTATTTGATTAATATCACATTATCGTCTGCATCAACGAATACTGCGCCGTCGCTGTCTTCCCATGCACATGCCGGGCCAACGTCCTTAACGTCCAAACCATAGACACCGCCCAACGTCTGGCTAACCTTTCCAGTTGAAAGCGTCGGTGTCATACCATGCGCTATGAGCGAATAGTTAAGCGTTCCTGACTGGGCATTTGTTGCAGCATACCAAAGCGGCAATAACTCACGCTCTGGGTTGTCAATCATGCCGTTAGTGTTCCAAATCTTCGCCGTTGGCGCAATCTCTAACAAACCGCTTGGTAGGTTGGTAGGTAGTTCGCCGATGTCATACTCAAATTTTGGGATTCTACGAATAAATGCCACTAACTTAGTAGGGGCGTTGTCCGATAGTGTTACGCTGCTTGGGTTTCCGTCCAGGCTATACTTTGCCCTGCATCGTAAATAAAGCTCTGTACCCATGAGGCTACGATTAACGGTACAACTGTTTCCGTCTTCTGCTACCACTACATCATAGTCTAACGTTGTGTCGCTACCTACGGCGGTAAATGTTCCGTCTTCTCTCATTACCTCCCAAACAAACAAACGCTTATTCTCCGGGCACTCATTAACGCCCAATCTCAATGATGCGTGTACCGTCTGTGTGTCCGGGTCGCTCAATGGGTTGTAGATAGTTTGGGCGGCTGCATCCAATACCAGAAGTGGCGTGTATGTTGTGGCGTTCTTGCACTGCACTTGGTGCGGCTTGATGATGTGGTACACCTGATTAGTACGTGGGTCTTTGTAGTCGGCTTCAAATCGTAGATTCATAGGTATCTGCGGTTTGGCGTTCTTCTTGATCCTAATACGTCCTGCCTTTGCGCCCTTGCTGATTACCTCAAAGTCTGGGTTAGTGCTATCTATCACGGTGTCGGCTGCTCCTTTGTTCACCTCATACCAGACTACGTTAGTGAGGTCTTGATTAATCAAGCCCGGCGTTAAAACCTCGTCTTTATCAAGCCTACTGATATTTGGCTGCACTATTAAGTTAGATGCGTCTATAGTGTAATCGGGCGTATATGTGTCGGTGTCTGCGTCGTAGTTCTGACTATCCGATACGCCGCCCTCAACCACCATACTAACATTAATTTGCAGTGGCTTAAAGTTGAAATCAAATCTTTTTGTCTTCATAACTGCGCTATGTTTAAATTAATACTCGTAACTGACTGCCGCCGTTGCCGCTTCATTGCCCATGCCATCACGCAAAGTAACGGTAGCCGTAAAGCGTATCACTTTGGGCATATAGCCGTTAAAGTCCATGTCCTCGGCTGTGAGGTGCAAAGACTTTCCGGTATTGGTGTGTCGCAAACTCCAAACATTGTCGCTTGCCGTTCTCTCGTTTCCCTCCGCGTCCTCGCTGTATCTCGTCCACATTACGTCGGCGTCCAAAATATCGTCTGTGATATTCATATTATACAGGGTCGCCACGATGGTTAGCGTGAGGTCTATTTTGTCCGGGTCTAAGATACTTTCAGGCTCTTGGAAATCTACGGCAAAGTCTGGGTTTCCCTCGATCATCGCCCAATCGGTATTGTTCCATGCCGGGGCGGTCGCTGTGAGGTTCTTGCAACATCTGTACTTGCAGCCATTAAACCAAACGTCTGATGTCTCATACTCCCCGGTGTCCGGGTTGATAGCATCACAATAGTACTTACCGCTTTGCGTCCACACCCCACGATCCACATACGTAACCAACGGCTTACCAGTCCACTTGTTAAGTCTGATAACGTCCATTGTGACGATACCCGGTATATACATATAGTCTAAACCATCACGTATTGGCAAAGGGTTGCCCTTATCGTCCAATAACTCGTACACAAATTCGGGCAAACTGCCGAAAGCTGCACCATAGTTGGCGTTATCCAAAATCGGCTTAGTCACTCCCTTTAGCTTAACGATGCGCCCCTCTGTGCTCGATAGATACAAACAATCTTGGCGTTTCGTGTCCGTTTGATTTCCCCATCGTGCAATCTTCATCATTTCGCACGGTGGGTAATTCTTGCCGCTTGGTACTTCGGTGTCCGGGTACTGCGTCACCTCTATATAGTTGTTAGCGGTATTAACGCTATTAACTCTAAACCATGCCGTGTAATACTTGCCGCTTCCCTGCGCCAAAGTATTGATGATACCCTTTAGTACGTTGTTTTCGGCTTGGGCGGTAAAATATCCGTCCCATTTGCTTCTCAGGTGCAAACCAAAACAACCATTGCCCAAATCGTCCACGCTTTCGATTGTGTCCGCTTCTGTTAAAAGTTGGTCGCCCTCGATTGCTGACAATCGGTTTACTATCAATTCCAGACACTCAAAGTAGCTGCGCACTCTTAGGCTTTCCACCTCGGCGTTACCTTGTGCGTCAATACCTGCGCCCTTACCTGCATACAGGGATTTGACGAACTCGCCAAAGTGTGCGCCGTCCTTGAATATTGCCAAACCGATAGCCGTTAAGCCCTGCTGAAAAGTAATGTGCCCTTTTGCTATGTCGGCGGTAATCTTCGACAAAAAGCGGTCGTTAATCGGGCTATCCTCTGCAACGTCTCCGGCTAAATCGGAATAGGCGGCACGGCTCGCATATCCGGCACGGTTTGCATACTCGGCTTGCTCTGCATGTGTCGCTATATCGGCTTTGGCTGCGTGCTTGGCTTGCTCGGTCATTTTGCCGATACTTCCATAGCTACCGCCTCCGGTGGATGCCCCACCGCTGCCGTTGTTCCTGGGTTTCGCTATCTGCTTAACTTCGATCATGTGCCAATCTCCTTTAATGTGAGGTCGGCACGTCCCTCAATAAGGTTTCTGCCGATGCCCTGCACGAAAAATTCTTTGCCCAAAGCCTCGTGGCGATAATGGTTAAACAGACTAACAACATTATCAATGTCCCTTAGTTTCTGCTCCATCACGATACGTGGCTTATGGTATTCAGTATAATAACTATCCACGTAGATTTGTTCGGGCTTTGCCTTAACGTTGCCGTTTCGGTCGTACACCTCTAACACTCCGTCCCCGGTTGATATATTCAACGGTGTGGATAACTTCACCGTATTGCTAACTCCCAATTGGGCGCACTCCGTGGCGGTCAATGCCGAATTTATCTTAAACTCCAAATCGTCCTTTTTATTCACAAAGGTTTCTTTGGTGTCGCTCATATAGATAATATCGTTATCATCATTGCCATTGCTGATTAGTCCATTATCGCTATAAACTTTAACCTCAAACGACTTAATCAGGATGCTACTAACATGGGCTAAAAGCGGTACTGATGAGCTGCTCCACTTTGTATGCCTGAAAAAGGTAGGGTGGCGGCGTGTGATAACGTCCCATGTAGCATTAACAGGGCCTAATATCATAAACCTAACCTGCCCACTTATCTTGTCTTTCTTCTTAATAGCTATGCCCGTTCCCTCTGCGTCGATTCCAATTGTATAGGAAAAAGTCTTTTGCAAATCAAATTCCTGTCCTATTATCTTGTCACCTCGCTTAGGGTCTATGCCAATAGTAAACGACTGCTGATAATATTCATCATCACTACTACATTGCTCACGTTCCTTGTATGGCTTCCACACAAAATTTTTGTAGGTTTCTTCCCCTTTATCCGTGTATGGAATAGGTTTGCCGTTCTCGTCTGTATCACCTTGATCATTGTCGGGCGTCTTTTCCACTACGCATTTATCGCCGATAATCAGCATACACGCCAATACTGCAACCTTACTTATCTTGTCGCTGCCGTCCCCAACTGCGCTATAATTGAACTCGTACTCCTCCGGGCCTTCGCCTGTATATGGATAAAAACCGTTATTGCCGCTTTCGTTCCATGTTACTTCCTCGCTTGGTCTTTCGGCTCTCCAGTAACGACGTGTATAATAACGCCCATCTTTGTTGTTGCGGCTTGGTACGGTCTTGTGCCAAAAATACATTGGTGGCGGTGTTGTTCCGCCTCCACCTCCGCTACCTTGGTACGGCGGTCTGTCCCCCATCTTCTCACGCATACTGGAAAAATTACCAGTAGTCGCCATTATTGGATTTAAAATAAGTTTGCCGGACAATACTATATAGTTAGTAGTGTCTTTGTCTGACGGCGAAAAAACGCCACCTGCCTTATTGCCAATGTAAACCGCATACGGTATATTTTTCTGTATGTCGGTAACATTAGGGTATGTTTCTGCTTCCTTGTTGTTTCCATTACCATTAACCGACACAACTAAATAGTTAGTCATGTTTACCTTAGATGTCGGGCTATTATCGTCGTTAGCGGTATTAATCTTAACACTACCCAAACTCATAATAGCTGCACCCGGTGCCTGCCCCAACCACATAGGCAAATTATGTTGGTTCGTTCCGTCGCTGCAAAAGTAGTCCACTAAATCAACCTCGGTGTTTCCTTTCATCGGGAACGTCCAATACTTATTTTGCCATACTTGCACAAACCAATCAGTAATAGCACCTCCACCATAGGTAGTGCTTTCATCATTCACCATTGCTTTCATTGCATAATATGCGGTCGTACCCTCTCCGTCGCTCGAATACTCAGTTAGGTATTTTTGCTTATTGATGTATGGGCTAACCAACAAATCATCGTCCAATGGGCTTTCTATCACGCTTTCGATGTCTTCCACCTTGGCGGTTAATAGAAGTTGGTTATATACGTCGCCTATACTTATCGTGGTATCGCAATCGGCCACGTTAGCCAAAGCGATTGTCACGGCTTGCTGCGCCGTTGTCTTGGTGCTGTTGGCTACGATGTCATGCCAAATAATCTTATCGGGTGCCGCCTTGACGGATTCCCACGAAAAGATATAGAAGTTAAAGCCGTCTTGCACGATATGTAAGTTAAGGTACTTCAAAAGTTCCTCCAACACTTCGTCTTGCTGCCAAACGTCGCTCTCATCGTCACCCAAAAACAACAAATCAGATATTGAAAGCTGCTTAAATACCTGATAGCGGTTTGCGGTCTGTGCATCAACTGCCTTGCTGCCATCATACCAGAACTTAATATTTTGGTTGCCCAATATATCCAGTCCCTCGGTAACTCCTTTCAGTATCTCGGTGGCAATATCGTAAAAACTACGCTGCGCTGCCTCTGCCTTGACGAAAGCATAGATAACGCCCAATGCGCCCACATTCTTATATTTGCTATACTGCAAAGCACTAAGCGCATCAATGCAATTTAATTCCAGTTCGTCCCATCTGTTGTTATATGGCTGTGACAAAGTTTGCGGCTCGATGAACCCGGCAAAGATACACGTATCGTTTTTATAGATGTTTACGACTGCATCACGGCATGAGGTACTAAAAAGGTCTTTAATCAGGTTGCCGCAAAGCAATCTTATTTTAGCCGAATTTCTCAAAAGCACATCGAAAGTGTCGTTTACCTCATTTTCGATTTCTGCCGGATCCTCGCTAAAATATACATCTGCCTTTTCTGTACCTATTTCTATTGTCTGCGTGCGATCATTCCCGGTAACGATGTGTACCGTTATCGTATCGCTCTGCTGACTTAGAAAACTGCCGTGTATATACATATTAACTAATAATTAAAAGTTTGACTTTCTGCCGCTCTTGGCGGCTACTCTCGTTGTATTGGATATTACCCCAACTAACTTTCTGCCCTCGATTTCAAAGCGAACATTGCCACCGATACCGCCTTGCGGCTGTATCATGCTACGTAGCTTATCAAGTGGGGCAATAACCTCCGGGTTGTTGCTTGCTCCGGCATACTCACCAACTAAAGCCAACGTAGGCCCCGACACTACACCACCTTTTGCAAACGGCATTACTCCGATAGCTTCCACCATCGCCGTTGCTGCACTCACAAAACCAGATGCTATGCCAAAGCCGACAAATGGTATTGAGGCGTGAGCGGCAAAAAACATTGCTGCGGCCAACTCCATGTATGAGGCGGTCGCCAATTTGTTAGCGGCAATAACTGGAACCATCGCCGCCGCTGCTGCTGTCTGTGCTGCTGTCTCAACTCCCTGGGCGGTTGCCGTGGCGGTTGTGGCTGCTGCCTCTCCAGTCTTAGCTACGGCATGAGCGGTTGAGGCGGTCGTTAGCATACCAATAATACCTACTATTGCGCTGATACTCTCATACAGTTGTATAAAGCCGTCCACGATAGCGGTTACTTTCTGCCATGCGTTGCCGTTGCCGTCCAAAGCGTCGGTTATGCTGTTGATGCTGTCGCCAATACCCTTGATGCCGTCCCAACCAGACTTTACGGTGTCGAAAGAAGAAATAGAAGATTTGCGCCATTGCTCATAGGTGCTAATCATTTCCTCGATGTCCTTGCGCTGTCCCTCCGTTACCGGGTTGTTGGTATCGTTGAGCTGCTTTTGCAGTTCCCGGATTTTGTCGGTTAGTGCCTCAAAGCCGATACCTTTAACCTTGATCTTAAACTCTCGGTTAGAAAGTCCGTTAATCTCGGCTATCTCTTTTTGCATTGATGGTATTTCAATACCCCTTTGCATCGCCTTTCGCTTCGCTTCCAAAGCGTCGATCGTCCTTTGCGCGTTTTGGATTTCGTCGGCACTTTGCTTGCTCTGCTGCTCCTGATAATACCTTACAGCTTCATCTAACTTCTCGATAGTATCAAGTTGGGTAATGTCTCCCGGCTTGTTCAAAGCGGCTAAACTATCATCCCATGCTTTCTTAATACCCTCAATATCATTAATGTGCTTTCGTATCTCTGGGCGTTGTTCCTCGGTGGCTTTTTCCAACAACTCATTATAGTATGCCAACTTAATATTAAGCTGCTCATACGTCTTCAATGCGTCGTCGGGTGTATCTATCACCGTGGCATTTTCGATATAGTTCTTTAGAGTTTCCAACTTACTGATTTCTGCATCAATTCCGCTTATAGCTTCCTTGGATGCCGTAGCCCTCAACTTCTGTTGGTACTCTATTTCTTTGTCAATGTCCTGTAAGGTCTCCAACTTTGCCGGGCGTTGCATAGCTGCGCCCAATAGCTCGGTTTTGCCTATCAGTTTGTCAATACCTGCTAAATCGTCTTTGTTGGCGGTCTTTCGTAGGGTCTGCAAATAGTCCAATTCCTTTTCAACGTCTTGCAACGTCTTAATTTCGGTTGGTCGCTCGGCGGCTTTCTGGGCTAATTCGATAGCCGCTTTCTTTTTCTCCCATGCTTGGATATTCGCCCTTATCTTTTCTTGCTCGGCGGTGCTCGCCGTGGTGAGCTTCTTTTTGTAGTACTCGATATTAGTACTTAACTGTTCGTAGGTCTTAGGGTCTGCAACTGGCTTGTTTTTCTTGCCGCCGCTCTTATTACCTTTGAACGTATTAAAGCCCAACGATTTATCTAATAACTTTTTACGGTTGTGTAATTCCGTATTATACGCTTTTAGCTTGGCTATTTCCTTGCTATCAGTCGTATTTTTAAGTTTCTTTTCTGTCTTCTCGATTGCGTCCGCTACCTGCTGATAGGTCATTGCACTAACCTTAACGGTCTTGTTGTTATGTCCCATCTTAGCATCAACCGCCGCCATCTGCTTAGAACAATCGGCCATGTGCTTCTGGGCTATGCCCAATTGTCTTTGCAAACTTTGGATTTCCGGTATCAGCCCCCTTGCGCTGTCCTTCAAATCGGCATACTCCTTGGTGTCTTCCGTTGTAACAACTTCGTAGCTGTCACCTCCAGTTGATCGGTTGGTAATAGTCCGCTTAGTAGTCTTCTGTGCGCCCCCGGCTTTCCAGAGTTCACGGCGTTTAGCGTAATTATCTTCCAACTCGATTTGCTTTTCAGCCAACTTTGTAGCCAACACCTTTGCTTGTGCCTCGTACCCGATTTGCTTAACGTATATCTGACTTTTGCGTGTCAATGTATCGTACCACTCGGATGCCGTCTTATGGCTCCCGAACAAATCGCCATATACAGCGTTAAGGTGGTTTACTGCGTCGGTAGTGTCCTTTTTAGCGGTAATGAGGTCGCCCAAAGCCTTAATCTCTTTGTCTAATTCAACCTTAGTACTTGCCGCTGCGTTCTTGTAAGCGTCTTCGGCTTCGCTAAACTCGTTTGTCTTGTCGGTAGCCTCATCGGTCTTATTAACGAAATATTCGATAACAGATGTTACCGCTACAATTGCAGCACCTACCACCGTGGTAATCATCAAACCTTTAAGGGCAATTTTGAAAGCGGTCGCCGAATATGCACCACTTTTCAAAGCTGCACTAAAGACACGTGTAAACGCCGCCGATCGACTTGCATTAAGCCCAAACAAAAGCATTGCTGCACCACCTGCCTTTGAGCGTAACGTTAAAATACCTTGTTGGATATTCAGGGCTTTAACTGTCTTAACCAAACTTGTAATACTCATAGCGGTTATACCCAACTGTGAGGTAAAACTAAGTATTGGCATCGCTCCACCAACAAACCCGGCTACTACATCAGTTATTGCGCCTAATTGGTTTTTCAGCATTTGTGTGGTTGCGCTGCCTGTACTACTCATTTCGTTGTAGGCGGCGTTGATGGTTCCAGCACTATTTGCCATTGCGTCCACGTTCTCGCTGAACTTCTCGGCCAACTGATTAGTAAGCGGCGTTAAGGCTCGCAAACTCTCGGCACTACCAAACAATTTGGCGTAAACCTGCTGCTCCAATACGCCGTTAGCGGCGGCATACTCCTTAACGGATGCGTCCAACTGGGTTAAGAAGTTACGCAAACCTCCGGCGGCTTGGATGGATGCCGCATTAAACTCGATACCCATCTTTTCCGCCATTTCGGTTGCCTCGCTCGATGGCTTAACCAAAGCGGTAAAGATTGCAGCCATTTGGGTTGCAACCTCGTTAGTATTGCCGCTAACTCCTGTAAGCGTTGCAAAACTTGCCAAAAGTTCGTCAATGCTTACACCCAATGTTGAGGCGTTGGCGGTCACTCTTGGTAGGGCCTGGGCTAACTGTTCAAATGATGTTACACCATTTTTCGCCGTGAGCTGTATTTTGTCCTGCACGCTTTCGGCTGCGTCCCATGCCAAACCATAGTTTTTGATAACAGTAGATGTTACCTTTACGGTCTCACCCAAATCGGCTATACCGCCCACGGATGCTTTAGCCGACTTGTTAAGGTAGTCTATCCAGTTATCTTCTGGCACACCATTACTGATTACCTGATATAAGCCGTTTGCGAGTTCATCACGTGCAATAGGCAAAGTCTTGGATAAATCGGCTGCCTGTCCTTTGAGGTTCGCAAAGCCCTCGGCGTTCTTACCTGCCATCGTGTTAGCGGCTTTCATAGCTGCGCCAAAGGCTCTACTATCGGCGGTAATGTCCTGCAAAGTACCATTTAGCTGACTGACGGCGTTAGATACTGCGCCCAAAGCCTGTACGCCTTGGCTCCAGTTGATCAACGACGATTTGAGTTTGTCGGCTTCCACAATAGCGGCGGTCATGGCTTGTTTAAGGCCGTCCGCATTCTGCGAAAGGTCTTTAAACCCCTTACCGTCTCCGTCCAATTTGAACGTTATGGATATAGTACTTTTACCTGCCATAGTCTTTAATATTTGTCACCCAATAGGGCGATAATTTGTTTTCTCTTTTCTTCCGCTTCCTTGGCTGTAATGTGTTCTGTCTTTGCTTTCTTAGACTTCCTACGATTATCCCACGAAAGCGGTAATAGCTTCTGGGGCGTTAATTTGTTCTTAACGTGCGGCTGAATAGTTATGCACGCCAACATACGCATACGCTCCCAATTATCTTTGTATTGGCTTTGCTCTTGGTCTAAGTACGCTTTGCATACGCTGTTAAATTCATCAGGCGTTAGCCTACAAAAATCATCGTATGAAAGACGTATGCAACCTAAAGCAAAGCCCAATACCTCATTTATTGCAAACTTTTTTTTTCGTCTGCATCGGTCTCGGCATCTTCCTCGTTGGCCTGGCCCATAGCTTTAGCCCATTCGTTCATATCTTCCGGGCTGACGCTATCGGCAAAGTCCATCAAAGAAAGTTTGAATTTCTTGCCGTCTGCCTTGGATGCTGAAACGATGCAACACCAAAGGAACGTACAAATGTCGGTGAAACTTGTAGCGTCGATTTCTGTAACCTCACGCCCTGTTTCCTGCTTAAATCTAAGCATTGCGCCCATTGTCTGACGGCATGGGAAAACCTCTTTACCGATTTTAATCTCAACCTTTTTCATATATGAACTTAATTAACTGGGTTATACTTGGCTATCGGATGCCGCCACGGCACTATCAGTAAACGCCGTTTCGTCGAGTGTATCCGGCTCGCCGTTGTTGTCAAGATTGATAGTATAAGTACTATCGTCTTGCGCCGGGTCGGTTCGCTCCAAAGAAGAAATGATAAAGCTACCTGCCAAATATGGCTTTTTGCTTTCACCTCTCTGCATACACTTAATCTTAACTGGCTGTCCTGACTTCCACGCTGCCAACATCTTTTGGTAGCTTGCTTCGGTCTCCCCATCGTAGATGAGGCCCTCGGCTGAAATGGCAATAGACAAACCTGTTACGCCCTTTTCTTTCCACATTCCGTTAGTCTTGGCTTTGCTTGCTGCTGGCTTAACTGCACGGTCTTTGGTCTCGCTGTTCATAGTTGCCGTGTGGGTGGTACAGTGTCCGAAAGCATCTTCACCCAAATAAAGCAACATATTACTACCATTGCAATAACTCATATCTTACTAAATTTTAATGTTAAAAACTAACTGCTGCGCATAGGCATCACTATCGTAGCCCTCTTCACTATCAGTCAATACACAACTACGCATAACTAAACCGTCCTTTTCGCCCTGCTTGCCGTCCAAAGCTGCCCTTACTGCCTCGGCTAACTCCACACCCTCACCGTACTTCTCGGTATAACAAATAACCTCGATTGTCACGGTGTCGGCTCCGGGATAACCTGCCTTTGTCGGGTTTTGCTCGATTGAGGCACGGCGATAAAGTATGTACGGCAAAACCGCCGTGTCCGTAGCAACTGGGAAAACCTTTTTAGTATGCTTTGCTACCTCTGGGTCTTGCAAAAGCATATCACGGATAATGCTACCTGCGCTTAATGATGTTTTATTTGCAGCCATACTTATTTGCAGTCTTAGTTACACTTTCTACTATCTCGTTACGCAAATCTGCCGTTACCTTATCCCTAACGTCTGTTTGGGTCTTACGCATAAAGCCATATCGTTTCATGCGTCCGGTATTGTGGCCCCGGCGTTCCCTAACAAAAACCCTTGTTTTGGTATTGGTCTTTCGTTGCTCCGTTCCACCCTCTGCCCATATCAAAACAGGTTTCTTTAGTCCCTGGCGATTGATGTGCATACCTTTTTCACCCTTTCCAGTCTTTCGGTTGGCTTTCTTCGTGCCGATAGTAACACGAAATCCGGCGGCTTTTTTAAATACGATAGCCCTAATACCTTTTTCCAAATCTCGGTTACTATGTAATGAGCTGCGCAAATTGTTAATAGCTGTTCGCCTTACTTGGTTCGCCTCTCGCCTGAAAGCACCTTTTAAGGCTCGCTTTCGGTGTTTAACGTCCATTTCGGTAAACAACTTCTGCAACTGCGTATCGTCGTATTGATTTGCCATAACTTGATTACTCGTTTACTCGTTCACAAACTAAAGTGTTCATACCTCTATCAATGTTTGGGATGATGGCAACAACCGTATAAAGGTAGCCGCCCAACTGCTGCACCCTCCAGTTTTCTTTAACCGGGTGTGCGTCCCTCACATTAAATTCGGCTCGATAGTCGGGGAAATGTTCGCCCACTTCCTCGCTACGGTTTCCGTTCTGCTTCTTCCTTTCTGCCCATACGGTACGTATAGGCTCGTAGGTTGTCGCTTCCTCGCCGTAGTCGTTTGTTGTCGCCGTAGGCTTCAACAACTGCAAACGATATTTCATTTCTCCTGCTCTCATTCCGCTAATTTCCGATAGGGTTTAATTAAGGCTTGTAGCGAATCAGGCACGGCGTGCATCTGCACGTTACTCACACTTTCACGCTGATTGTACCAATGTGCGCCCAACATCATTATAGCGTGTTTTATGGGGGTAGGTACATCATGTCCATTACCCATCTGCGCCAATTCCTCTTGGGTTCTATTGGTCGCCGTGATAACTGCGCTTTCCGCTGTATCTAATAGATGCTGCAAATACTCGTCATCATCGGCGAAATCATCAGCCCTTACGTGCTTCTTAAAAAGTGCCAAACTCACTACTGCCATAACGTTATAACTTTAGATTGTGATTACTTCTTACCGCCGACTTTACCCAACTTAAAGGCCTCTGGGCGGATAGTCTTAGTAGCATAGTCCGTGTTGAGCACGAAATCTACGCTATCTTTGCGTGCCTTGCTGTATGGATCGACGATAAAGCGCAAAGTACCAAACATACCCATAGGCTGATAACGCCAATCGCCCAAACCGATGTACTCCGTACCTGTGATAATCTTAACGTAGTCGCCCGACTTCATGCCCGAAAGGTTTTTAACCTCGTCGGCACTTGTCACGGTAAACTTAGCGGTGTTCTTCTGTGGGTCAAAATCGTCTGCCGCTGCCCACGCTGTGCCGCTGTACTTCTGGTACGATACCTTAGTATCACGGATAACATTTGAGGTGTACACTGGCAAACCGCAAAGTTTTCCGTTTTGGATCATTGGCAAAAAGATACCCTTTTCGTTGATAGGTGTACCCTCCAAAATCGCCTCCATGCTCTTTGTCATTACCCAACAAAGGTTGCTGCCGTCGATACCTGTCTCAAGTACTGCGGCTTTCATCTGGGCGTTGAGTTCATTAAAGGTTGGCACGGCTGAAAGCAATACCGGGTTGTCTTTGAGTGCCACAAATGGGCCTACCAAATTAGTAGCACCATTAACCTTATTTACGCCGCAAACGATTTTGTTCAAAAGAAGACGGATTGCAAGCGGCATAACCTCACGCACGATCATTTCCAAAAGTCCCTGTGACTGGTTGAGCGACTGGTTAGTTACTGGGATGGCAATACCCATACGCTCCGGTGCTGCGGTCATTTTGCTGAAAGGTATTTTGGTGTCGCTAAGTTCTGCGCCCTCACCTGCTAACTCTGCCTCAACCATTTCATACATAGGCCAAACAAAGTCACCTGCCAAACCTGTTGGCATTGGCAAACCTACCTTATCCAAAATAAAGCCCTCCTGCAATGGCTTCAAGATGTCCTGAACGTTAAGCGGCACGATTGCACCCTTTGCCACGTCCTGCACCATCATCATGTCACGCAAAAGCATGATTTCGGTACGCTGACCTGCTGCGGCGTTCTCACGGATAATCTTAATTGCGTCCTCCTGGGCGTTTGGATTTTCACGCAAATGCTCGGCGGTTGCCGCCTGCATCTTCATTTGTAACAACTGATTTTCACGCATGAGGGTTTCAAACTCGGTGTTCTCTGCCTCGTTGCGCTCACGCTGCTCTTTCTCGCATACGTCCGCAATCTCTGTGATGCGGTCGCAATTCTGCTGATACTGGTTAATCAGCTCACGAACGTTAATTGATTTCTTTTTTGTCTTTTTGTCCATGTCTGAAAATTATAAATTAAACTGTTATACTAAACTGCGTTTTGCAGCGTGGCGCATTTCACGCAACTGCTTTAACGCTTTCTCTTTCTGCTCACTCGTTGGCTGTTGAGGCTCCGGGGTCTTCTGCTCTCGCTTCAACTCATCGGTAAACTCTCTTGCCTCCACGCTCGTATCTGGGTAATACGGATCAGCCGCCAACGTAAAGTCAAAGATACCTGTAACCGCCTTAACACGATAGGTAATATTGCTAATGCCGTTAGCAGCCACTTTGCTTTGACGCTCCACAAAATCGCTATCATAGTAGCGTGTTGAAAACGCAAAGCTGCAACCGCTTATGTCGCCACGGCGTACCAATTCCAAAGCCTTGTCGCCGTCCACGGTATTAGGTGCGTCAAACTCAAAAGCTACGCCCTTTTCATCTACTGTGTACGAAAGTGTACCGCCGCCCTTATTGCTTCTTGCCAAAATCAACTGCCGATCGTGAAACATCGTCATTTTGATGTCTTGGCCGTCTAAGAGTTCCTTTGTAACGGCTTCCGGGGCTATCACTTCCCGGGCCTCGCTATCTTCGTCGCTCCACAATGGGGCAGACGGTACGTTAAACAATATGGCATATCCAGTTATTGTGCGGCTCGGTGCTTCGCCCTCTGCTGCCTCTCTGACGTGTAACTCGGTAGGAGTACACAAACACCGTCTTATGATTGTATCTTTATTCATCGTCTTGGTCTCCATCTTTATTTTTATCGTCCTTTTTAGTTTTCTTTGGCTCTGGCTCCGGGGCGTTATTAACTGCGGTCTCGTTGGCAATGTCTCTAAGATTTGCCGATACTAAAACCTTGTCGCCGCCCTCGATAGGTGGGCGGTTCTCCACCTTGCGCCAATCATTCACGGTATAAATACCTGCGGCGATCGTTGCCGCCTGATACTTAACTTTGCTATCCAAATCGCTTGCATAAAGTCCCCTGCGGTCAAACTCAAATTTACGTTTGCAACATAGGGTAGGGGCGATTAACTTACGCAACATTTCATTTTCAATATTGCGCAAAAGTGGGTTTAATGTATTACTCAAAAACGCCACATTCGCCATTTCTGCCGACTTGTAATTGTTGCTTGTGTCGTCAAAAACAAAAGATGGATGCACGCCAAAGAAACGGCAAATGTCTCGTACCGTAAACTTGCGGCTCTCCAAAAACTGCATATCAGTAGAAGAAAGCGAAATTTGCTTAAAGTCCACCTGACCGGGCAAACTAACTATGCGCTCGCCATTCTGAAAACGACTATCTATGTTTTCGGCGGTCTTCTCCAATTCCTTGTCCTGATACTCACCAAAACCGGTAGTAGTCTTATCATTGCTTACAATACCCCTAACATTACCGCCATTGGCAAATCGTTTAAGCGTCTCCCGGTCTCCGGTTAATGCTATGTCTAACGTCTGTCTTGCATACTCCAGTACGCTAACGCCGTGCTTGCCGTTGCTTGTATGCCCCTTAATGTGGATGATCTCGCTTTCATCGTAAACCCCACATATACCGTTGATGGTATCGGTAATCATGTAGGTATCGTTATACACATCGTGGTTTACGGTATTGCGCCCACACAAAACCAAACGGTCTATCTCCAAAGTAGCCATGTTGTACACTGGTACGATGTAAGCATTACCCTCTAACAACACATTTTCTACGACTTCTTTCCAGAAGTCAAACGCCGACTTTGTAAAGTCCGGCTGTACTGTTAGAAGATAATGCAAACGGCTATTCGTGTCTTCCACAAAAATGCCGTCTTTCAATCTCATATACAAAAATGGCAAATTAGCTACACTTTCACTAAGTAACTGCACACATCGGTAAACAGTGGCTACCGACAAAGCGGTATTACCTGTACCGAAAAAATTAAAGAACTGGGTATAGTCTCCGGTACGTGGCCCCGGTGTCTGTGGTTCGCTAACTGCGCCCTCTGCATCGGTGCTACGGCTGAAAAATTTTACTATGTTTTGCCAAATACCCATATATATTTATACTTTTTAGCCCCAAAGATACAAAGCAAAAATGGGTAAACAAAATGCGCCTTGGTGCATCGTGGTACACCTTGGCGCATCGTGGTAAAATTATTATTTTATTAAATATTTTTATGTTCTAAAAACTTGCAAATTACCTCTCAAATGTGTATAGCAAACCTAAAGTCATTAGCATTGTTATCGCTCCATCTATCTTGCGGTATTGTGACACTTTGAGCGGCTTTTTGTTCTCCAGATTGTCGGTATCTATCACGCAATTTTCTAAGCAAAAAGCGTTAATAGGGTTGTCGTTAAACTCTATCTTTACCGGGTCACTCCATGCAAGCATCTCGAAACTTTCTACTGGTAGGTTAAAGTTTCCGTAGGTCTGACTAAATGGGGTTAGCACGTTCCTCGCTCCGACTGACTTTAAGATACTCGTTAGCTCCTGCGCCTTGTAAGCATCATAGCCAATACGGATAATATTAACTAACTTACTGCGGCGTAATATATCCTCGGTAATCATCGCCGTGTCTATCTTCTGCCCTTTGCAGAAAATAAGATACCCTTTTTCATTCCAAAGCCTATAAAGCTGCTCGTTTGGATGCCCTTTTAACGCCCCCTCTGGGAAATAGTAATCAGTATGCGTGTAAAACTGCTTTGTGCCCGATAGGTACACGGTATAAGATACTGCGCTGAAATCATCATGCACCGACAAATCAAACGCCACGGCACAATCTGGGCGGCCTTGCACCTGATCTATACAGAAATTGCCCAATAATTCTTTTGCCTTTTCGTGGGTAAACCACGTTTTTTCGTCATTTATCGTGAAAATATTAAGCAATTTCGTGCGAAAAGCCAACATATTTTCGGCTGATAACTGGGCGGTCTGATACTCATTTTCGTAGTAGTCCGGTTGCACCGTGATACCCAAATGTGGCTGCACCTTTGCCCACGTCTCCGGGCTATCCTCTGCATCGTCCACATCAGGCATGAATATAGATGCAAACATGGTGTCGCTCTCTGCCTCACCTCGTAGTACTGCCATCACTCCGTCAAGTTCGTGGGCAAATGGGCCATCTACCACATCGCTTGCCGTGGTGATAATGATTGTTAGCGGCTCACGTCTTGGCCCCATTGAGGTAGTCAATACGTTTTTGAGGTCTGCGCCGTTCTTGCCTGCCGTGTTTCGGGCCTGGGCGTATTCGTCCATTATCACCAATGAGGCAAACAAACCATCTTTGGTTTTGGCGTTGGCTGTCAAACATTGTATGAGGCTGTCACGTCCACGATCTTTGAAAGTAATCTTTTCACGATTAACCCTAAAGTGCTTTTCCTTGGGGTCAATATCAAACATGATGTTTCGTATTTCATCAAAGCATATTTTCGCCTGATCGTAGCTATTTGCGCCCACGTATGCCTGGGCATTGTTATCACCGAAAAGCATATCATAAACCGCCAAAGCTGCGCACGATGTCGTTTTGCTGAACTTTCGGGGCACGAATAGGTAGGCGGTGCGTATCAGTCTGCGCCCATCTTCTCGGGCAAAGCCGTAGATATTGGCAAACTGGTAGGCTTGCACCGGGGTTAGCTTATAGCGTGTGCGCCCTCGGATGCCACTAAACCGCAAAGCCTCGTAGAACTTGAAAAAACGCTTTACTCGCTTGGGCTTCCAATCGTACTTATCAAGCATCTGCAAAAAGCGTCTTACTCCCAATATCTCATACAGGTTGTGTGCGTCTGGGTGGTCTATCACTCCAAACACATAATCGCCGATACGCTTATCTGTATCAATAAGCGCACGGCGGTAACGGCTGGCGTATGTACTGCGCCCCTGCTGCAACTGCTCCGATACCTCGGCTTTCAGTTGTCGAAATCTTCCTTTTTCTTCCTCTGTCATTCGTCGCCCTCCTGCATCGCTGCCATAAAGTCGTTAAAACTATCGTTGTCGCTCTTTCGTTCCTTGCTCTCGGTGTTCATGCCCAAAGCCCTTAACGCTTTCTGTCCCTGCTGCAACAACTCGATATATAGCTTTTCTTTCGGGTCGATAGTCTTGCGCTCGTTGCCCTCCCTGCTATACTCCACGTTTACGGCCTGGTGTCCGTCTGCCATGATCTCATCGCCCAAAATGTCGGCACGTACCAACAACTTAGCCGTAATATCCACTTGGTATGTAAGTTCGGCGGTATATTTGCCTTGCTTCTTCAACAACTTAACGATATACGCTTTTTTGCTCTTAATCTTGGCGGCTATCTTCTTGTTGTCTTCCTCGGTGGATGACTCCGGCAAAGTCTGGCTAACTGGCAATGGGTCGGCGGTCTTCGGCTGCGCCTTATCGCTGTAACCTCGCTTCTTGCCCTTGGTCTTCAGGTAGAAGATAATAGCCGTTGTGTCGTTGGCGTTAATCGACTGCATCAACTTGCTTTCAACAAAATCTACCTGCGTCTCGGTGATCTCGTCCACTTTCTCCTTAAACTCTGGGTCGGCGTTGTACCATCGGTAATAAGTACTGCGCCCTATGCCTATCGCCTCGCACGCTGTGGCTATGATGCCGTAGCCATGTGCCAAAGCCTCCAAAAACTTTTCTTTCTTTTCTTCCATGCTGCGTTACTTTTCAAATGAGCGGATGCCATCGAAGTAGTCTTTGTAAAACTCAAACAGTCCCTTATCAACTGTTATACTTCCCTGTTCCGTTCTTGGGTTAGTGTTAATGTTTGCGCTTGTCTGTATGCCGAAATAAAAGCCCTCATCGTAGTTGCACCCTGCGTATATCTTGCTGTGATTTTTGAATACTGCGGCACGTCCTGCCTCTGGGTGTTCCTGATAGAACTTTTGCACCATCTGCCACTCAATCTTATAGCTGCCTGGGAATATCTCGCCCAAATACATATCAAGTTTCTTAATGCGCCCTTGCTCGTACCATTGCCGCACCTGAAAAATATCCTCTGCCGCCATGCACCATGTCGATAACAAACAATAGTCCAAATCGTGCTGATTAAGCACCACTTTCAGGTAACTAAGGCTATCCACGTCCCCGGCGGTGATAAAATTGTAGGTGGTATGGTCTTGCAGCTTGACGTACTGCATTGCCTCCAATAACTTGACCTCACTAAATGCCCGGCGGTACTCGTAGCGTTGCGATAACTCGGTACACTCCTTTGTACGTCTGTGCGCTCGCTTTGCCTGGGCGGTTGTCTCGGCTGTGGTTTCTTCCGGCTCCACCTCATCGGGTGGGGGGGCTTGGGTCTGGCCTGCTCCAAAGCTGCCAAATCCAAAGCCTGTGCCATCTTGGTTTCCAAACATCATAAATATTGCTTTTTATTATTAACCTACACACGTGGGCGTTTTTATATCGTGCCAAATATGCCGGGGCTTTGCATCTGGGCAAAATCCCCCACGGCCAAAAAATCGGCTCACGTGTGGAAAAGGGGGTTGGTGAGGTTTAACCAGGGGTGTACCCCATTTAAAAAATAGGCCCCCGGGTCTCACCTTGCAACCTCATTTCAAAAATTTATTCACAAATCTTTTCAGGTGCTCTTTGGCTCTGTTCTTCGCCTGAACTTTGCCACACCTGCCCATATCCGTATGCACCTTAACGTGGCACTCGTGGCATAGGGCTTTGAGGTTAAAGTAATCAAACATCAGGCGTTCTTTTTCCTGCCTTGTTAGTCCATCCTCAACCGGGATAACGTGGTGTACCTCGGTAGCTGCTGCCACTCTGCCCAATTCCTCGCACCTCTCGCATAGTGGCGTATCGTTGAGTTTGTCACGTCTCAATCGTAGCCACTTGGCTGTATGTATCAGCCTTATATAATCTTTATCCTTTGCCATACTCTAATATTCGTCTTTGATGGTTATTGTTGTGTGATACTTCCTTACCAAATAGTTGAGGCTATCCAACAAAGATTGCTGTACGCCCTGCTTACCGCTTAGTGCTGTGTTGGCTCTCTCATCTACGGTGTTGGCACAAATCAACTTATACACCTGTACTGGGTGCTGCTGCCCCTGTCGGTGTAATCGTGCGTTGGCTTGTTGGTATAACTCCAGATTCCAACCTGTACCAAACCATACGATATAGTGCCCACCTTGCTGCATATTCAAGCCAAACGCCGTGCTCATAGGGTGGGCCAATAGTACGTCTATCTTTCCGTCGTTCCATTCTCTCAACTCCTTTTCACCCTCGTATGACTTGACGGTATAGCCTTTCAGTTTCTTGGTGATACGTGTTACATCATGCTTGAACTGATAGAAGACTAACACATGATTGCCGTTTGCAGCTTCCACGATCTCGGCTAACTTATCCAACTTCTCATCGTGTATTTCGTGTACGTCCTTCGCCTCATCGTATATTGCACCGTTGGCAAACTGGCTTAACTTATTCATCAGCCCGGCGGCACTATTCGCTAAGATATTGGCATTTTCCCCGGTATGCAATTCGGTAAACTCCAAAACCTTTTCTTTCTCAAACTTGTTGTATGCCTCCATCACCTTTGGCGACAAAGTAAGTTTGGTTTCGTGGGTGATCATGTCCGGCAACTGCAAATAGTCCTTTGCTTGCATTGATAGACAAATATCAGAAATCTTGTTTTTGATAACGTCCTCACACCCCTTTTTGATGTCGCAACGTACTATTACGTTGTTCCACTTGTGGGTCTCAAAGTAGGTTTCACGATACTTCGTTACACTCTTGCCCAAACGTTCGCCCATGTCTATACAGTACATTTGTGCCCATAGGTCTATCAGGCCGTTAGGTGCTGGCGTTCCTGTAAGTCCGATAACTCTATTAACCGTTGGTATTGCTGTACGCATCGCCTTAAATCGGTTTGACTTAGAAGATTTGAAACTCGTTAGCTCATCAATCACCAACACATCAAACGGCAACTGACCGCCGTACTTTCCGACTAACCAAACAAAGCTATCACGTCCGATAACGTAGATGTCTGCTTTAGATGCCAACGCCAAATTACGCTGCTTCTCTGTGCCCATCACCTTTGCCACTTTCAAGCTTTGCAGATGATCCCACTTTTCTGCCTCGGTAGTCCATGTCGTTTCAGCTACCTTTTTCGGTGCTACCACCAAAGTACGGCTTACCTCGCAATCGTCCATCAATTGTTGTATGGCTGTAAGTGTAATAACACTTTTGCCAAGCCCCATATCCAGTAGTAACCCGCATCGGGGGTGGTCTAAAACCCACTGAATTGCAGCTCTTTGATAATTATACGGTTTAAACTTCATCGTTCTTATGCTCTTGATGCCATTTGGCGTGTAACTTCTGACTGGCGAAAACTATTAAGTTTTCTGGTCTGTTATCTCTTTTGTCTCCGTTAATGTGGTGTACCACTTCGCCTGACTTTAATGGTCTTCCCAACTTCTTTTCGGCTTCGATTCGATGGGTATGTCTGCCAAACGTCTTAGTGTATGTCTTACCTTTTCCTTTGCCCAAATGGGCTTTACGTTCTGCCAATCTTCTTTCGGGTGTCATAGCCGTTGGGTTGTGGGTGTTGTTATAGTTTGTCATTCTCTGACTTGTGAACTGTTTAGAACACTCAACACAACAGAAATTGTGCCCAAATACATAGTCATTCCATCTTTCAAACTCCTTACCGCAATTGTCGCACTTTACCAAAGTAACCTTTGCTAAGTGTCGGTGTTCCTTGCAGCAATAGTTTTTAGCCTTGACCGTGCTCGGTTTCTTGTCAAACCATTCTCCACAATAATCACACAAAACTTTCATTTCTCTGCCCTCCAAACTTTAATTAATTCGTCGATCGTCTGTTTGTTGTCGATTGTATAGACTTCGTGGCCCATGCTTACCAACTCATTTTGTCTTATGGTTTGTATCTTCGTTGGCTTCTTGCCTTTACTTTTCAACTCCACCCAAACAACCTTACCGCCTCGTAGGCATATCACTCTATCAGGATAGCCCACCATGTTTGCATTTGAGTATTTGAGACAAATGCCGCCAATGGCTTTCACCTCTTGCACCAAATATTTTTCTATCGCCTTTTCCGATACCTCGGCGTGGCGTGTTATTGTTTCCAACTTCTTCATTCTATCTTATGCCGTTTGTAAACATTCTACTTTCAACATTCTATACATATATACTTAATACCCCTTTATACGTATATTTATAGTATATAACTATATATTACTACTTATACTATATTTTATGTTTATTATGTTTACATATATAGTTAAGTATTGATAATCAGCCTTTTAGGTGTAAACAAAGTGTGTAAACAAAGCTGTAAACAAAATAAATTGTTTACGCATTTTGCGATATTTGCTTTTTGCTGCTTTGCTTGTAAACAAACCCTGTAAACATCACTTTGTTTACATATTCCTACGCCAGATTGATGCCTTAAAGGTCGCTTTCGTCGTCTTCTGTTGGTCTGCTAAACCCTCGCTGTGTCCCATATATCGGAAATCTTGCAGACGATAGTTTTAACCAACCAATTTCGCCCAACACCTTATTAACCTTCCTTGCTTCGTACTTGTAATCTTTGCTGCCAACGTCTCGCCCTAACACCTCGCAAAGAAACTCGGCGGCACATACCTTGGTACGTGTTTCCGTTCCTGTCTCATCCAGTGGGTCGGGGTTCTTAATGTATGCACGTCGGCGGTTTAAGTCCCATGTACTCCAGTCGGTCGGCAACTTCATATCTAAGTATGCCTGTATCATTCCCGGTAATGGGTCTTCCTGATTATCGTTAAACTCGCCCTGACGCTTTCGGGCTTCTGCCTCCAAAGCCTCGCTAAGATACAACTTTTCGCCGTCCTTATAGCGTTGCACGGCTTCGGCCCATAACTGGTTACGGTCTGCCTCGATCGCTTGGCGTGGGTCTCCATGCTTACGTAGTTCGGGGTTTACACTCATTACCCAAAAGCGGCGGTTTCCGGTCTCACCTTTCAAGAAATATGTTTCGTTGGTCGTACCGCAAAAAACGCATTGTCTCGGGTGGGATTCCATCACACTACCATACGCCGGGCGGTACATATCATTCTGACGGCTTATGTAGGCTTTCACCTGTTCCACGTCTGACCGCTTGATACTGCCCAACTCCGGTAACTCGATAACCCAACCGTTTCGGGCTTGCTCCATACCTTTTGTACCCTCCATCGTTACCAGACTATCGCTAAACCAATCGCCACCCATCACGTTGAAAAGCGTCGATTTACCGATACCCTCGGCTCCGGCGATAATCAGGCAATAATCATACTTGCACCCTGGGTTCATCACTCGGGCCACTGCCGCCGTAAAGTGCTTACGTGTCATAGCTCGGTTTAGCTCGTTGTCTTCTGCCCCTACGTAGTCGATAATCAGGCGGTCTAATCTTTGCACGCCATCCCATTTAAGACTATTGAGGTAATCACGTATTGGGTGTACTCTGTGACGTGTAACAACTGCTACCAAAGCATCTTTGATTTTGTCCTTTCCTGTCACTCCGTACTTCTCATCTAAGTAGATTCTTAGATTTGCATCATCGGTATTTCCCCATTGTGTCGCCTCGGTATTCCACGGCAAACCACCTGTTATGTAGTTAAAGCCATTAAACAGATTTTGCCATATATGATTTTTCAACCTTGGGTCGTTCTCCAGAATAGCAATAATATTGCTTGCCGTTGATTTGATGCTGCCTTTCTTGTCAAAGTCTAATTCAGCCATCCACTTATCTGTATTTTCAGATACTGCGCTGTCCCCGGCTTCCTCTGCTTCGATGTCGGCAAAATCATCATCGGCCTGGCCCTGTCGCTCCTTTGTAAGTAAGATTCTTACCTTTTTGTCCTTGGCTACGAAATCCTGCATTTTCAGGTACGACGGTAAACGTGTGTTGTCTGTTATCTTCGTGCCCTCATCCTGCACACCAAACAAATGTATTCGGCAAAGGTCGAAAGCGTTGCAAAGCTGCTTACTCGCCGGGTCTGTTTCGTGGTTGCTGTACGCAAACTTACCCTCATAGCAAACCAAACCTGCCGCCACGCTACCATTAATATAGGTATATCGCCCATCGTGGGCGGTCTTCTCGTACACATCAGGTAGAAACGTGTCGATTGCATCCTCTATTGAATAGGCACGGCAAAAAGCACCAATTAAGCCGGGCTTTTCGGTCGGATCACCTACCTTTTTCAATTCGTGTACGATGATGTCACCCTCTCGGCTCGATACTGGCCAAAGTGCCACATCTTTATAGTCGTGATACTGCTTTAGAAATTCATCAACGTTGCACGCCTTGCCGTCTTGGTACTCAAACACATATTCGCCGTCTCTGCTTGTAGATGGATAATAAAACAATCTCGCTAACTGATAGGTGGTATCGTCGAACACCTCAATATTAAGTTTGCTTGCTATCATCCTGCAAAGTGGTTCGTACTCATCTGGGCGTACCTGACGGCTCAATGGGAACACCAAACGAAAGCGTGGGTTTTCCGGCGTGTGCTTGTGTGTGCTGTAAAGCATCGCCGCAAAGTCAAAGTCTAACGTGAACTCATCCCAAAGGTCGGGTGTACCGTAGTCAATATCAAGCGTGGCAATACTTCGCCACATCACGTTAGCGGTCTTTCGTGTGCCACCTGATAGGTAGCCACCGACAAAACCGCCTACGTCCTTTATACTGCTTTGCTCCTCCCTGCTCATCTTGGCGTACTCGCTTACGCTTTCCGTTGTCCGCTTCGTTTCGCTGCATCGCTCTACCAACTTCGCCCATGTGGTCGCTTTGTTCTTCCACTTCTTTGCCATACGGCTATGGGCTGTTGCTATGTCGATCGGGAAATCATTGTTTAACTTTATCTGTACCATGTGCCAATCTTTCTAAAGATTCATTCGATAACTTATCTAAGATACCATTAAAGTACTTGGCATCTTCCTCGGTGCTTGCCTTGATAGTAACCAGGCGCACACCGATTTTGCCTATTGGTGGGTGTACCACTAATATGAAAGGTCGTGGCTCATCGTCCAACTGCTCGAAAAGGTATTTTAGGTTGCTTGCCCTAATAACCTTAAACCTTATGTATTTGAAATCTTCTGCCATATTGTTTTACTTTTTAAGATGATCGGGTAAAAACGAAAGTATATGCTTTATAACCTCTACCGTCCAACCATTGCCCAACATACGGTACTGTTGTGTTTCTGATACTTCCCATTTATACCACTCTGGTATAGTTTGCAGTCGGGCGCACTCTGTCGGCGTTAATCGCCTGACTTGCAGCCCCCCCCACTAAGGCGTTAATCGTCTGCCCTCCGTGTCCATTCATCAAAGCCGGGCTTTTGCCATCAGCTGCATAAACTCGGTTTTGTTGGTATGGCTGCGTGCCTCCACTTTCACGGCTCGGGTTTATCTGCTTGATTCCGTCTTTTGGCTTGCTCACTAATAAATTATTTTGTTGCCACGAATTAGCGGATAACGTAGGCGACTTTTCGGTATTGATAGCACCTTTGTTTTTGCCACGTGGTCGTTGCATTATCAAATTATCTTTTGCCACTGTCGTTAAACAATTGGTCTTACCGGGGTTCGGGCTTTCCTCAAAGTGTTGTGGCTCGCCTCGGTATGATCTGCCCCTTTGGGCTACACAAATTAAGTCTTTCACACTACGCCCCCCCACTGTCAATGTACACATTTTGTCTGTTTCCTTATGGAAAATAGCCTTAAA